CGGCGGTTTGCCATTGGCGGACGGCTGGCATGATGATCTTGCTCATGCCAGCCTCGTTTGAATCCGGCGACCGGTGTCGAGACCTTGACGCAGCCGTTCGGCGCGGTCTTCGCTGGCGACTTCGGCGCGGTAGCGGTCGCGCAAGGCGAGCAGCTTACCGGGATCGCGTTTCATCACTCGGGTGTCGAATTGCGTTTCGATCAGGTCGAGCTGGTCGGCGGTGGCTTTGGATGACAGCAATGCCTCAATCGCTTCGAGCATCTTGCGGGCATGACTGCGATTGTCGTAGGTGGTCGCGGCGGCGAGGTTCGGCAGCACTTCGATGCGGCCCGAGCCGACGCTGATGCGTTCCGTTCCGCTGGTGACGTGGGCGACATAGTCGTATTTGCCGGCGGCGTAGGCGCCGGAGGTGGCAGCGGCGACGCCGATCACGTGCTCAGAGCCGTCGGCGCCGCCTGTGATGGTGATCTTGGCGGCGGCATTGATCAGGGTATAAACCAGCGTCCAGGTCCCTGCCGGGTAACCGAACAGCACTTTGCGCCAAGCGAGGGTGTCGCCGGCGCGGATGGAGGAGGGTTCGATGTATTCTATGTCTGCCATGGGGCTATCATGGCAGTTTTACTGTGCCAAATTAAGGCAAAAATGGCACAAATTTATATTCGATGTCGATTGAGTTTGCGGTAACTGGTTCGGCGAGAACAGCCAAGCCTTTGTTGCAGGCTTTTCGGCGTATCGGTCGGCATAACGGGCGGAGGGGCCACCGCCTTGACCGGAATGTAAACCCGCTCGCCGCCACAGGTTTTTACCAGCAGGTGCAATACCTTGTTGGCGGTCGCCTCGTCCAGTTCGGTTTTCAACGCTTCGATCATCGTATCAAATACGGAATTTGCCATGCAGGGGTGGGCGTTTGATGGGAGGAAGTTTTCTTGGCTCTGACGTAGGCTCTGCAATGCCGCGCGCTTCGCGGGCCGACTCGATCGAGACGACATTGGCGTTGTCTGGCAACGGCGCGGCCCACGCTGGCGGGGCATCCCATTTGAAGCGCTCGTCGTTCAGTCCAAGCATGCGACCTAATGCCAGAAAATAGACGTTGAGATCGAGCGCTTCGTTACGCTCGCGGATTTTTTCCCATTTGCCGTTTGCGCCGCGCGTTTCGGCGCGCAGCTCGTCGTAGTAGCTGGGTTCGAGCCAGTGCGGAAAGTGCAGGTAGAGCCCGCCCGGCAGGGAGCGGCGCAGCATGGCGTCGACGTTGTCCTTGAGGGTGTTGGTGTTGAGCAGGTAGATCGGCACGTCTTTTAACTGCCGGCCCTGGCTGTCCTTGCCGAATGAGCGGGTCACCGGCGATTTGTCGTCATTCGAACCACCCTTCAGCAGCCTGATTTTGTGCGACAGGCTTTTTTTGCGCATCCGTTTGTAGAATTGATAGGCGAAATCGGTGGTCTTGCCGTTGCCGCCGGTGTCGATGCCGACCAGGTGGATCAGCATTTTGCGGCCGTCGTGGGTTTTGTAGCTGGCATTGATGACCTTGTCTTCCAGCAGATCCCAGTCCTCCTTGTAAACGCCGGGTTCGACGCGGCGCTTTTTGCCGTTCGATTCGGTAAATGCGATGTCGAAGCGGTCGACGATCCATTGCTCTTCGCCGACGCCGACCGCATGGACTTCGACGACGAAGCGGCCGGCGCTGCCGTTTTGGATGTCGACGGTCGCGAGCATGACGCGGGCCTGCTCGGGGACGTGGTAACGCGGCAAGGCTTCGGCGCGGCTGCTGAGCGCGTCGCCGGTTTCCATTTCTGCCAGGTGGCGGGGCAGGTAGGCGGCGCCGAAATTGACGTTGACGATGGTTTTCAGGTTTTCCTCGGAGCCTGTGATGTCGTATTCGCGGTGCGCCGCAAGTAGCTTCTCGATCAGGTTGGCTGGGTCTGAATAAGCCGCAAAAGAGCCTGGGAACCAGAACGAGGCGACGCGGCTTTTGATAGATTCGCCTTGCAGGACGCCGTTTTCGACCTGGCGTCCTTGCGGAACCCAGATGCCGCTGTTGTTCATCGCCCGTTTGTGGCACGTGTCGATCAGGCAGCCGTTTTTGGTGCAGAGGTAGCGGACATTTTGCGCGGCTTGGGTATTAGTCACGCCGAACAGGTCGCGGTCGTGGACGAAATCGAGGCCGGTTTCATCCGCCGGCGGCATGAACCATTCGCCGCACTCAGGGCATTGCACATACCATCGGCGCATGTCGCCCATGTTGTACAGGGCCAGCGATCCGCCGCAGGGCGGTGCTTCGTGGGCGTAGTGGGGGCGGTGGGCCGGGTCGGTGATTTCGAAGCCGGGGGAGGTTTCGACCAAGGTCATGCCGCGACTGAGGAATTTGGCGGTGCGCTGCCGGCTGAGCGCGAACGGTGAGCCTTCGCCGTCGACGTTTTGCGTCATCCGGTCGTAGTCGGTGATCAGCACGTATTTGAGCGGCTTGCCGGAGATTTCGTTGATGGACGGCCACCGCTGGAACAGGATCGATCCGGACTTGAAGACCTTGTCGTAGGTGTTGTCTGATTTGCTGCCGGGGGCCAGTTCCTTTTTCAGTTCTTGGCAGTCGCGGAAGGCGCGTTTGATCACCTGGGTGTCGAAGTCGCGGGCGGTGCCCTTTGTGGTCTGCATGATCAGGAAGTCTGACGGATCGCACTTGATGATGTAGGCCATCGCGTTGGTGATGAGACCCTGAGTTTTTCCGGATTGCGCCGGGCCCACGAAGACGACTGCGTCATAGTCGCGGCTGGTCAGGCAGTTCATCGGCTCGATCATGTAGGGCGTCAGGTCGGGGTCCCAAGGCGAGACGCCGCCGCTTGCCGTGCGGACATTGACGTAGCGCTTCGAGGCCTCGACGACGCTGATGCGCTCGGCCGGGCGGACCATCCTGGCAATGTCGCGGCGGATCTGGACGGCGGCGGTCACAATTGCGCCTCTTCGATCAGGTTGGCCCATTGGTCGCGCAGCACGTCGATCTTGGCTTCTACGCTGGAGATCACTTTGGCGTCTATAGCGAAGTCGCGCTCTAGAATGTCTGGCAATGTTTCCAGCACCTGAAGGCCTGTCTTTGCGATGATCGCCATTTGCTCGCGTGCAGCGGTCGATTCCACGGCGATGCCGGAATCGCGCTCGTATTTCAGGCGCTCGTTTTCGGATTTGTACCAGTCGGCGCGCTCTTTTGGCGACATTCTGTCCGGGTCATTCATTGCCGCGCCGATGGATTGCGGCTGAATCAATATCGCCTTGGCCGCTTCGCTGACTCGGTAAACCGGGAAGCCGCGGCGCTCACCTGCTGGCTTCACATCACAGGCGCGCAATCTTGCCTGAACTGTCTCGCGGGCTATCCCAAACTCGCGGGCCAACTGGTTCAAAGACCAGCTAAACCATTCTGTTTGGGATACAACTTCAGCCGCCATTAAATAATAAAATCCATCAAATAGTTATATAAAATCAATCATTTATAGAAGAATATCAAACATCAGTTGAGAACCATAGACACCCAAAAACTCAAAAATATCGAGCGTAATTCTACCCGCATGGCGCATTGCTTAGGGAGGACCCAAAATGTTTCGCAAATCGGAGAATCTCTGTTTTCCGTCGACAGCGCTGACGATAGACTCAGCTCTTGGCGGCGGCAACTCGCCGCCGACCTTCCGCAAATGCGCTATCCCCTTATCGGTGACCCGGTAAGTATGGGCCTGCTTTCCGGTATGCCTGCACACCTTGCCGTCCAACGTCTCAAGGTAGCCAAGCGACTGCAAATCAAACGCTCGTTTAGGCGCATTCGCGTACTGCTCATATTTCCAGTCCAGCACCTCAACAGCTATCTCCTTGGCGGTGCAGCCAGCGTTGCCCACAAACCCACGCAGCAGCGCATCCTGATCGTGGTATCTGGATTTGCGCCGAGACAGCTCGACAATCGAACTAGCAGACGACATTCCCGCACCCCCCATAACCCAAAGCCGCGCGCATCATCGCCAAACCATCGCGCGCCGCCTGACGACTCACCGGCTTATCATGCCCAATCGACTTGACCCGATCAAACGCATGCTCAGGCCATTCCGGCCAGCCTGCCGCAACCAGGCGCTTGTACGCAGGTCCTACCATCGCCTCTGCCTTGGTCGTCGATGCCGTCCGTAGCGCATGCATATCCACCTCCAACGCTATCGCCAACACCAGCGGATGCCGATAGCGATCGACCAACGACCCTTCGCGGCTTCTCGCATTCGCCAGAATGCTCACCACCTCATGCAGCCCCGGCACATCGGTCGATGCCTGCACGCACATCTCGCGAAACTCGGGCAACGTCGGCGGCCACTCCTTGCCGTTTTTCAGCAGATACTCAAACCCGTGCGCCAACTGCTCACGGCTCAAACCAGACAGCCCCATCGACCATGTCTCCGCCGCTTGGCTCAACTTGCCAGACTCGTCCACATGCACCCCGTAGGCGCTGACCCAGCGATGCCCGTAAATCGCAGACATCTTTTCCCAAATGCGATTAATCACCCGCTCCGACAACACGCTCCTCACGTGATCGCCGCTCCTCGTAGCGTCGAGAGGCCTGCTGCACGAGCTCGACGGCTGATAGTTTTCGCTGTTGACCAGATTGCTGATGTGCTCCATTGCTCACCCCCTTTTCGTTTCTCACCCAGTTCCGCCACGTGGCGAACCAGTCCAGTTTTCTACCCTTTGCCCCCGGCTGCGCGATCCAGTAATCGCGAAACCGGGCAAACACAATGTCCGAGTTAAGCCCCGGCCGCTCAGCGAGGCAAAACGCTCGCCAGTCATCCGGCAGCGCTTCCAGCAAAAACCTCTCGCCATTGCGTTCGTCGGATTTTTTGGAAACTCCGTAAGGAGTTTCTTTTCTCTGTTCCCTTGTCTGTTCTTTGCCCCTTACCGAATCGGTAACCGTTTTAGTTACCGATTCGGTAACCGTTACTGAATCGGTAACCGTTACTGAATCGGTAACGGTTTTGCTGCGCTGAACACCACCAGCATCGGTGATTTTTTCATCAAATTGCTTAGGCAACCTAAACTCATAACGCGACGGACTAGACCGCCCTCCATTCCCTGATTTTTCTAGCCATCCCAGCTCAACCAGGTGGGATGTTGCCGTTGAAATCTTGCAAATAGGAAGGCCTATGCGCTCAGCGATTGCCTCGCGACGCGGACAGCATAAATTCGTGGTTTTATTCCGGAACGACAGAATGGCACCCAGGACGCGCAAATCTGTTTTCGTCAGCCTATCGTCGGCAAAAACCTCAACAGGCATGATAGAAAATATATCCATGTCAACCGCCACGCCCATCAACGGAGCCGGCAGCATCCAGCGAGGAATGCAAAAACCACCCGATGGGAAGCGGCTCCGGCAGAATCCACATATGCCGCATATTCGCCACATTCACGACGTCGCAATCGCGAGGCAGCACTTCGATGGCGTAGCAATCAGATCGACCGATCTGGCGCTTAATCTCCTGCATCTCATCCCATGTCATGTTTTCCTGCCAGCGGCCGCTAGCGTCCAGTAATGTTCTGTTGGCAGATGCCCGCAGCACACCGCCCGCCTCTTTGTAAACCTGCACCAAATATTTGCGGCTGAGCCACACCTCGATCATGCCACCCTTCTGTGTGGGCCATTGCTCTGCAGGTATACGCTCCAGAATCAGCGACCGCTTGGCGTTATCTCGCATCATTTGCTGTTTAATTTTTTTAGATACCGCATGCATTACTTGCCACCAATGCGCATCGCGCACGAAACCCGCCCATCCGCCAATCGGCTCGGTTTAAACATATTCGTAAAATGGAATTTATGCGTATTCGCCCGATCGCATCCCGTGCGAATCGGGCAGTTATAATTCCCGCACCCGGTCGGGTGCATCGGGCGTTTATTGCGATCAAACGTCGGATTCAGCATGCTGTCTCAGTATCAACTCTAATCGCGCCAACGCATTCCACGCCGCATGCGCGGCATGCGCGGCATGCAGAATGTCCGACTCTTTATCGACCGTTTCGCCAATGGCTTCATCGATTAAATGCCGGTACATCGCATCGGTATAACGCTCAACGCCATTGGTAACCAACAACCATCCGTATGGCGTATATTTCTGCGCTCCAAATGTCGCCACTTTGCCGACCTCTTTCAGAGCATGTGGAAAGTAGCCTACGACTAACCCTACACGG